TCGGGCGTCGGAAAGTCCTCCCCGAAGTCCAGCCACAGAGAATGCTTGGCAGGGTGTTCCGCCGACGAGCAGGTCAATTTGTCCGACATTCCAGTCCTCGTATTTCGTCATGTCGCCCAGGTTGGGCGCGTTGGGGTAGTGGTGCGCCAGCACCGCGCTCGGGAAGGGCTCGATCTCGCTGAACGCCGCGGGCTGCCATCCCATGTGGTGCCATGCGGCTGAGGCGGCCTCGATGCCAGAGCACACGCTGAGGTATCTCATTCCTCGCCCCCTTCATGCCACACGCACGGCCGCTCGCCCTGCCGCTGCACCAGCCAGCTTGAGGTGCCGGCCAGCTTCGAGATCAGCATCCACCTCAGCCGCCTCGACGCCGCCTGGCGCATGGCCTGCGCTTTGTGGCCGGGCAGGATGCCGGCGCAGTTCTTGACCTCGACGCACCAAGTCACACCGGCCGCGTCGGTGGCGATCAGATCCGCGCTGGTGATGCCGCCAGCCAGGTCATCGACGGCGTAGTCGCGGGCCTGCAGCAGGTGCTTGGCTGCGGTCTCGCCCACCCTGCCCTTGCGTCGGCTGGCTGCGCTCATTGATTGCCCGCCTGCTTGAGCATTTCCTTGCGAATCCACAGCGCCACGCCGTTGACGTCGATGCCGCGGTGCTGGGTGATCCATGCCTCGCTCAGCGTCTTGGCTGCCATCGCGCGCCCCCTCTGAACCCCTACGATTTCGATGGCCTGCGTGACCGCGTCAGGCCAATTCGGCTCTGAAAAACAGCGGGCCAAGATCGAGCGCTCGGGGATCTTCATGCGAACTGCAAGTGCGTGTTCGACCAGCGCGGGTGCTCGGTGAAGCTCGGGCAGATCGTCACCTTGGTGTCGCTGGTGATGCGCGGCTCGACGTAACCGGGCTCGCCTGGCTGAGCGGTTTTGTCCCACCAGGCATGCCCGTAGTTGGGCCGGATCACCGTCATGGCTGGGCCGCTCACATGCTTCTTGCGCGGCGTGGTGTTGACCTGGTGCTCGCTGGACCACTCGGCAAACAACTCAGGCGTGGTGGCGCAGCGCGCCAGCATCGTCTTGCCCTCGCGGCGCATCTCGAAGTGCGTCATCCACCCGGCAATTTGCAGGCGCTTGGCGTTCTTGGTGATGTCGCCGGACTTCCTGGGCGCGTCCAGGCTGGCGGCCACGTCCCGGCACAGCACGCCGCCGGGGCGTGAGGCGAGATCCATCAAGCGGTGCATCTGAAGGGTGGTGTGTTTCATGGGTTGGGCGGCTTGGTGATGGGTTGCTCTGTGGTGGTGAATCGGTGTCCGTTGGCGCACTCGCGGCGGCGGACGTGGCCTCTCGTTTGCGTCACGCGGGTCCAGGCTGCGCACTGCGGGCACAGGGTTCCGTTTTGCGGATTGCGGGTGCCCTTCACAGCCGAGCCCTCACGATCACTCGAGCGGCTTCGATGGCGTCGCAGAACTGCGCGAACTGGGCGAACCACAGCATCTGCGGGCCGTGGCGCTTTGGGTAGACCAGCACCCATGCGGCGATGGATTCGGGGTCGTGCATGTCGATGATCAAAGCAGCGACCTCAGCGTTTCGTTGAGCACGTCCAGCTCGCTCAGCTTCTTCACGTTCCAGATGCGGCGCTGGCCGTGCCAGCCGTTGAAGCTGCCGCGGTGGCAGTCCTCGCACAGCGGGATGCACAGGTACTGCTGGTGCTGCTCGACGTGGTGGGCCTCGCTCGGGCCGGGTGAGTTGCACACGCCGCAGGCCAGCTGCTTCACGCGGGCCAGGTGCAGCCGCTCCCTGGCGCTGATGCGGTTAAGCAATCTCCACCCCCAGCTCGGCAGCGGTGGCGTGGATGAAGTCGAGAAAATCAGAGAACCGGCGCTTGCCCATTGCGCTGGTGCGCAGACCCAGCACCACCATGCCCGGCGAGCCGACCAGCGGGGCCATGCGCAGGGTTTCGTTGGTGAAGCTGGCGCTGAGCAGATCCTTCCACTCGTCCGGCGACAGCGACACCAGCGAGCCGTTGACGCACCACTGCTTTTGCTCTGAGAAGGCCTGCAGCAGCGGCCACAGCGCGGCGTTTTGCTCGAGGCTGCGGCTGGGCTCGGCCACCTTGACCGAGAAGCCCTGCGGGGCGGTTTTGACGGCTTCGACGGCGCGCTGGCGGGCGACGTCGTGGGCCAGCACGAAGCTCACCGCACCCATCGGATCACCTCGTGGGCTTTGGGTTTGAACGCGTCGGTGTAGCCTGGCTCGCACAAGCGCTCAATGAAGGCAACACCCGCGCCGGCCGGCTCGCCGGGCAGGTAGTAGCGGCACTTCTCACGCATGGAACACCAACCCCCCATGCAGCGACTCATGGCGACTCCGGCTGAATGCCGGTGGCGTCTTTGAGCATGGTGCGCTGGGCGTGCGTGAGGTATTCGCCGGCGTCTTTCTTCGCCTGCAGATCCGCAACCCAGCCCCTTGGCGGTTTGGCTTTGAAGACGTCGGCCAGGTTGCGCAGCGTGGCAACTTTCTCGGCCTTGCTCATGGGGCGGATCGGCGTCGGCTGCGCTGGCCGGCGCACGGCGCGCTCGGTTTGCGCATCAAGCTGCTCAGCGCTGACGCGGGCCCAGTCGTGAGGCTGAGCGCCAGCATGCGCGGTGCACAGCTTCGTTCCAGTGTCGAACGACCACCGATTCGGGCAGCCATGGGCTGAGCAGTTGAGCGAGCTGTCGCCGTGGAAATCGTCGGCGATGCGTTGGTCTCGAACCTGGGATCGGTAGGTGCTCATCGTTTTTCCCTCGAGGCTTTTTCGAGCCAGTTGCTCCACGACTGCCGCCAGCCCTTGACGCTGCGCCGCGTGCCGGCGCCCTTGCCTGCGACCCAGTACTGCCGAAACTTTTCGCTCTCGCGCAGCACCTCGGCCGGCTGCCATCCCAGCGCCTCGGCATCGCACCCCCACTCGCCCGGCAGGTCCCAGGCCGCGGCGATGGCAACGACGTGCTTGCCGTTGAGGATTTCGGCATTGCGCCCATCGAAATCGGGCGGCGGGGTTGGTGGGGCAGCGCTTCGGCGCGGCTCCACCATCTCTTTCTCTTCTCTTGGTGTTGGTGTTGGTGTTGGTAGCTCAACGTCCGTTGCCAAAACAAGCAGCGTTCGTTCAACGTCCGTTGCCTCTTTCACCAGCGTTCGTTCAGCGTTCGCTTGCTGACGTTGCGAACGGGCGCTCACCGATGCTTGAGCGGACGCTCGTGCTTTCGTCTGCTTGTCGCGCATGCGCTCGATCTCGGCGTCGCAGCGCGAGTGCCTCCAGCCGTCTTCGGTGAGCGTGAAGAACTCATTCAAGACGCTCTCAACATCAGCGGCCATGGAGCGCATGCGAACCAGCTTTGCGGTGGTCTGGATGTCGGCCGGCAGCGGTTGCTCGCGCAGGTAATAGGCGTCGAGAAGGCGGCGATAGGCCAAGTCCTCCATCGGCTCAAGATGGGCGGTGTGGGCGCTGTAGTCGCCCACGTTGAAGGGGTAGTAGTTCATGCAAGCTCCCACACTTGCGCCCTGCCGCCCGTAGGCGTGGGCCGCGTCAGCGGTGTGCGTTTGATACGCCCAGCCTTGACCAGCTCGTGCATGCGGCGGTCGATCTGGACGTAGTTCAGCCGGGTGTGCGGCTCCAGCTCGTGAGCGGTCGATGGCCCACGCATGCGCAGCGCGCACACGATGCGCTCAGCATGTGAGGTGGCAAACAGCTCAGCGCGGCGTGCGGCCTCGTGCGACGTTGCTGGGTCTGTCTTGCGTGCGCGCGGCAACGCATCAAACTCGATGGCGAGTTGATGACTCACAGCGCACCACCGCGGGAATTGATCACGCTCAACTGAGCTGCTTGCGGACTTTGATCGGACGGCGTCAGGGCGGTAGTCGACCCTTCACGGGAGAGCGCGCGGCGGCGAGACTCCGCTACATGCTCTCCAAACGTCTGGCCGTATTCCAAACTGAACACCATGTCGCGCAACAGCTCGGCGGCGGTGCAGCCGGCTGCGCACGCACGGCGCTGGAACCGCAGGGCGGTTTCCTCGTCGAGCAAGGTCTTGAGGCTCTCGGTGAGCTTCATCTAAGCCGACACCCGCAACACCGACCACGCCACATCTGGGCGAAGCTCTTCACAGCGAACCGCGCCGTTCGTTGCCTGCTCAATGGCCGGGCAGTGCTCTGCGGGGACGTTGCCGCGCACCCGCCACATGCTCGGCGCACTGGTGCTCACACCAATGGCCGAGGCAAGCGCAGAGGCGCCGCCGACGGTCTGCATGGCTTTCTCAAGTGGTGTCATGGCAGCTTCTTTGTAAACACGAACGTGATTGTGAGGCAAACACCAACGTGATGCAAGTACATCGTCTAATCACAGATGTGAGTCACATCGCCGAACGATTGCTGGAAGCGCGCTTGTCCAAGGAGTGGACGCAGGGTCAACTTGCGTCAGCCGCAGGGGTCAGCCAGGGCACCATCGGCAACATCGAGTCGGGGCTGCGCAAAAACCCACGCGAGTTGCTGGCGATTGCAGCCGCCCTCGGCGTTTCGCCAGACTGGCTAAAAACAGGCAAAGGCAGCTTGCAGTTCGCGTCACCAGTGGTGACTGCGGCATCCCCAGAAGATGCGCTAAGGCTGCTGGCCGGCCTGCTCAACGCTATGAGCGACGACCAACGTGATCGAGTCGATCAGCGGATGAGAACTTTCATCCAAGCGCCCGATTCGCAGCGAGCGTTTGATGCGCTCGTGAATGAGGTTTCAATGCCTCAAGTTAAATCTAGGAAAGCGGCGTGATCGTAGCGATCCCCGCCTCACGATATCTGAGCAAAAAGCGGCACGGGTTAGGAATTTTCCTATCCCCCCCTTTTGGGGGTTTGTTTAAACCCCCCCCCCCCCCCCCCCCCCCCCCCCCCGCAAGTTCAGTGCCATTGAGTCAAGAGCCACTTGGCAAAAGCAACGTCATTAGCCTTAGGCGCTGACAGGCAATCTTTTTTGCGGCAAATCATCACAATCGTGTTGACAAAAGCAAACACGATTGTGATACTTCTCTCCATGCGCTGCACGTCGCGGCGCTTTACGGAGAGACAACATGGACCTGTCTTTTGGGCGCTACCTAGCGCACCCTGCCGATCCCCGCACACCTGAGCCACCTGACTACGCCGTCGAGCAAGCCACCGATCACGCGCTGGCCATCCCCGCCCACTGGCTCAGCTTCTTGGCCGACGCGATCACCGAGTACGACTCGGCCGAAGTCAAGACGTGGAAGATCAAGGCCGAAGACGTCGCCGATCAAGACACCGCAACGCTGCTGGTGCTGGCGATCACGGGCACCAACGAGCAAGCCGCGGCCGCCCGCCTCTACCTGCAAGAGGCTTTCTGCGAGCACCACAGCGAGCTGATTGACCAGCTCGCCACTCAGTGCGACGACGCCAATAACGACGGCCCCGATGAATGGGAGGCCGCATGAAGCAAGACCACAGCGCATGGCGCTCCCAGTGGTACGAAGACGAGCTGGCCCGACTCGCCGCTCTTGAGGAGCACCCGCAGGGCCGCACCTGGGCTCACCCCGCTGACGTGCTCATCGCCATTGCCGCGGTGGTCGTCGTCACGCTGCTGTGCTTGGGGGTGTTTAAGTGATCCGCCGCACAGAACCGACGCGCTCCCTGCTGCAGGGCTGCGAGTACGTCAACGCCGACCACACCGACATCCGCGCCACGTTCAAACGTGTGCGAGAGACGGCCGAGGACTTCACCAACGCTTACCGCCTGCTGGCGCAGCACTACCCCGCGCAGTACGCCGTCAAGCGTGCTGCAGAAATCGCACTGAGGAAGATATGAAAGCCATCTACACCGCCTTCGTCAAGGCGCAGCAGGACTTCGCGCCCGCGCTCAAGACCTCGCTCAATCCGCACTTCAAGTCGAAGTACGTCAGCCTGGACGCCTGCATTGAGGCCGTGCTCGACGCACTCAACAACAACGGCATCGGCCTGCTGCAGCCCACCCATGAATGCAGCGACGGCGTCACCGTCGAGACGCTGTTCGTCCACACGTCTGGCGAGTGCATGAGTGGCGGCAAGCTGCATGTGCCCGCGGCCAAGAACGACCCGCAGGGGTACGGCTCGGCGCTCACTTATGCGCGCCGCTACAGCCTCATGGCGGCCTGCGGCATCGCGCCCGAAGACGATGACGCCAACGCTGCCTGCCGGCCTGTTGCGAAGCCGGTTGCCAAGCCCAACAAACACATCAGCGAGTTGAAGTTGATCAGCTCGCGCGCTGAGCTCATTGAGCTTTACAAGTCGCTGCCCGAGCACATCCAGGCCGAGCTCAAGCAGGAATTCAGCCTGCGCAGCGCCGAACTGGAGGCCGCGGCATGAACAACATCTTCCTCGACATCGAAACCATCCCCTGCCAGCGAGCCGACATCAAAGCCGACCTGGTGGCCGCGGTCAAGGCGCCGGCCAGCTACAAGAAGGCTGAGTCCATCGACGCTTGGATGAAAGAAAACCGCGAGGCAGAGGCCGAAGCCGCCCTGCTCAAGACGAGCTTCGACGGCGGGCTCGGCCAGATCGTTTGCCTCAGTTGGGCCATGGACGAAGGCGACACCCGCTGCCTGATCGTGTCGGATCTGAGCCCTGAGTCGGAACGCGCGCTGCTTGAGGTTTGGATTCAAGACATGGACGAGCTGCGCAAGAAGCGCAACTACAACGCGCCGCGATTCATCGGCCACAACGTCGCCGGCTTTGACTTGCCATTTGTCTGGAAGCGCTGCGTGGTGCTCGGCCTGCGCCCGCCAGCCTGGCTGCCGCACCACCCAAAACCGTGGGGCGGTGAGGTGTTCGACACCATGACCGAGTGGGCCGGTCTCAAGGACCGGATCAGCCTCGACCGGCTGTGCAAGGTGCTTGGGCTTCACGGCAAAGACGACATCACGGGCGCTGACGTGTGGCCCTACGTCCAAGCCGGCCGGCTGGATGAGGTGGCCGAGTACTGCCGCCAAGACGTGCGCCGGGTGCGCGAGATCTACCAGCGCATGACCTTCTCAAACGAATTTATCAACCTGAAAGAAGCAGCATGAACCAGCAATTCGACAACACCAACCGGGGCATTTTTGGCCGCAATGAGCGCAAGACCCAAGACACGCACCCCGACTTCACGGGCAGCTTGAACGTCAACGGCCAAGAGTTTTGGCTGGATGGCTACAAGCAAACGCGCAAGGACGGCTCAGGCTCGTTCATCAGCCTGCGCGTCAAGCCCAAGGAAGCCCCGGCAGCACCAGCGCGCAGGCCGGCGGCACAGGAAGACGACTTTGCGTTTTGATTATGAACAACGAAACCATCCGCTGGCTGATGGCCGACAGCGTCAAGCCCGACGACGCTGAGTCGGTGCTGATCGCGTTTGCCGAGCACGACGGAGATCCGACTTGGGTCGGCTGGTACGACAGCGCCGAAGACGGCTGGCGCTGCGCCTCGAGCGGCGTGCTGTTGCGCTTGGGCGTGAGCTACTGGGCACCGATGCCGAGGGGGCCGGTGTGATCGTGTGGCACCAAGCCCACCGAGCGGCGCAACTGGTGGCAGCCGTCAAGCCGGGCGCGCGCGAGGACACGATTGGCATGGTGCTGCGCGACATGGGCTATCGACTGACGCAGCCGGTGCCGCCCGAGGCGTTGTATGACCTGACAAAGCTGGCCGTGCATGTGCGGCTGCATGCGAGAGCGATGAAACAGGAGGAGCAGACGTGATCAAGACATGGATTCATCGGTGCCAAGAACATCCGGATCACCAGACGGGCATGGTGAGCCATCAAATGATCGCCCTGCGCATGCAGGAAGAAATTGATGACCTCCGCGCTGCCCTCGCGCAGCCTGAGCGCAAGCCGCTGACGGAAGATGAAATTTCAGAAATTGCTATGGACTGTTCATTTGTTTCGGAGAGTGACACTTACTTTGCCCGCGCCATTGAACGGGCGCATGGGATCGGGGGTGAGGCATGAAGCCTGACGACATCATCCAGATCAAACCAAACCACAGCGACGACTTTGGCGGGTGCTTGGCCACCGTGCGCGAGGGCAAGGACAACGGCCGGTTGCTGGTCTACATCCAGTCGGCCGCAGTAAAGGGTCAGGCGTATCTGTTCGTGTGTGAGGGCCAGTACGAACCGACAGGCGGCGTGGCGGCGTGGACGGTCGGGCAGGCCGACAGCGAAGGGGGTGAGGTGTGATCGAAACCATGAACGCGGCAGAGATTGCCGAGATGCTGCGGCTGAAACGCCAAACCGTCACCGAGCGCTTGGTCAAGCGGCCAGACTTCCCGAAACCTTGGTTTGGCCGGATTGCATCGCACCGCCTCTGGCGCAAAGAAGACGTGCTGGCTTGGGTGACTCAGAGCCGCGACGCAATGTCCTCGGAAGATGCCCGGTAGTACGTCGACATCAAGATGCGCAGATCCTTGTGGCCGCTGATGCGGGCCAGCTCGAAGGCATCGACGCGCTTTGACATGCGCGTGAGGGCGTGGGCTCGAGCGTCGTGGAAGTGAACGTCCTTGATGCACAGCGAATCCCGCGCCTTGCGGAAGATGCTGTCGAGGCTGGCGCTGCCGATGGTGAAGCCCTTGAAGCCGGCCAGCAGCACCTGAGTGCGCCGCGAGATGGGAATCTTGCGCGGCTTGCCGGTCCTGTATTCCATCTTGTGGTGGACGGTCGCCACCGAGCCTGACACCGTGGCCGGGCCGAGCTGCAGCACCTCGCCGGCGCGCATGCCGGTGCGCAGACTGAGCAGATACGCGAAGGCCACCTCGGCCTGCTTGGACGTCGGCAGTCGCCCCGTGAAGTGCCCCAGCCAGCGCAGGATGCGGCGGATTTCAGACGAGGTGGGCAGCTGGTCTCTGGCCGGGTTGTCGCCTGGCGACTGCATGCCGGCAAACGGCGAGTCGCCCATCCACCGCCACTCATCCCGAGCTTTGGTGAACACATGGCTGATCAGGTTCAGCTCACGTTGCACGGTGCCCTTTGACACTGTCTTGAGTCGGGCATCCCGCCAGGCCACCATGTCTTGCGTCGTGAGCTTGTGGAGCACCTTCCCGCACAGTGCGGGAAAATCCCGCACGAGCGCCTCGATGCGAAGCTGCTCCCAGCGTGCGCCGGCCTTGGTGCTGCTGACGTCTTTGGCGTACCTGGCAAGCGCCTCGGCAAATGTGCGACGCGGGAACACGCCTCGCTTGGCTGCCATGAGCGCGGCTTCTTCGCGGATGCCCCAGGCCGTGGCCTCGGCCTTGGTCAGGAAGACGGCCGACTGGCGAACGCCGTCGCGCTGGATCTCAACGCGCCACTTGTCCTTGAGCTTCCTGATGTACACCGTGCGGGATTTTGTGCGGGCCCTGTGCGGGCGGAAGCATCAGGATACGCCGTTTGGCGTCGGTTTCCGTCGGTACTTATCCGGCTCGTTCACCGGGCTACAGCCTATGACAACGGGGCTGTGCGGGAATCGTCGTGGTGCCTCGGGTCGGAATCCGGTTCACCTATGAAAAGAGCGACAAATGCGGGATTGGTGCGGGCGTGCCAGCGCCGAGGAACCATTGTGCAGCAACCGCAAGGGGGTTGCGCAAGGGGTTGCGCTTTGCCCGCAAGGGCTTGCGCTTAGGGTTTGTCCCTGTACGCTGTTACGCGTAACACGATACAGTCACTACATCGCAACCGGAGACAGACATGCAAAACGTACACGCACTCGCACAAGCCACCCTCGCCGCCCGCAAGGTGTCAGGCGTTGAACTCTGCACTCGCGCCAGCAAGGGCCGCGTGCAGGCCGGCTACTTCATGGGCAAGACGTTCATCGACATGAGTGACTTGATGTCGGTTGAGCAGGCCACCGAGTGGATGCTCGGCCTTGCTGAGCAAGTCACCGAGATCAACGCATGACCACGCCCGTCAAGCCCACCACCCTGCGCCAGCGTGCGTACCGCGAGCGCAAGGCCGCGCTCGAGTTGGCTGAGGTGCGTGGGATCTTTGCGCCGGTGACGGACCACGCCGCCATCAAAGCGCTGTGCAAGTTGGACCGCGGCCTGTTGGCGCGGATGGTCGAACGCGGCTGGAGCGACGGCGACATGGCTGAGTACCTCACGGCCAACGACATCGTCGCAGGCGAGCGGATTCTCAAAGCCTTGGGCGTCAGTCCGTTGGTTGCTCCTGCGAAGACAGCAACCCGTAGGCCGCGCCCGCCCCAGCCACCGGCAGCATCAGAGCCCGCTTCTTCCGAATGAACTCGTCCAGCACCTCAGTCGGCGTTTGCTTGCGAGCTGCGGCGCGCTGTTGAAGCAGTTGGTCGAAGGTGTTCATCATGGACATCGGCGGTGAACCGAGGCCCGTTTGAGGGCCAGCACCCAGCCACAGCGCCGCTTGGCCTTGCGCCGGCATGGCGCCCATCCTGTCGGATAGCGTCTGATTGAGCCGCTCAAGCGCCGCGTACTCGTTGGCCTTGGGCGCGCCAGCAAACCAAGTTGGCGGAACGTCATCCCACTTGACGCCGTTGTCGGCCACAAACTGCCGTGGGTTGAAGTCGGCCGGCGACCACTCGCCATACTTTTGAGCGTCCCACCAGTCCGGCGCCCCAGCCCCCTTGGTGTCTTCAAGTCGGATGTCGATGAACTCGGGGTCGCGCGATGCGATGCCCCAGGCGCGCACGTTGTGCTTGTCGACCGTCACGGGCTCCAGGTTGCCCTTGAGGTTTTCCGCGAACGTGAACCGCTTGGGGTGTTGAATTGGGTCAAGCCCGCCGCCGCTTAGGATCTCGTTGGCGTTCTTGTTGTGCAGGTTTTGCGCCTTGTGCCCATACCCAGAACCAATGGGCGGGATGGGCACAGGAGCGCCCTCGTTGCCGTTGACGTAGTAGTACGAAGCGATCCGCGCGTTGCTGTTGGTCCTGGCGCCAGCCGATGTGGCGGCCATCAGGTCGATGTACTGGTTGAACTGCTTGGTGCCCTGCTCTTCGCCCAGCCGCCCCACGAACTGCTGGCGCAGCGGCTCCATGTTGTACCAGCCAAGGCCGTCCTCAGTCATGCCGTTAGACATCATCACCGCAGCGCGGTTCATGGCGTCCTTGTTTTCGGTCAGGCGAGCGACGCGGCCAGACACGCCCCTGGCCGGCTCATACCTGAGCACCGGACCTTGCTCAACAGCTGGAATGGCTGTCGGGCTGTAGTCCCCAAAAATGCCCGTCGTGGCGCGCTCAGCAGATTCGCCGGCTTTGGCTGCCTTGCCCAGCTTGGCCGCTCTGCCGAGCTTTGTGGGGTCCAACGCCGCGCCAGCACCCATCAGCACCGCACCGCCTGCTGGCGAGTACTCGCCCACGACGTCCACGCCGCGCTGCAACGGCTCGGTGAGCAGGCCGATGGTGTCGCCCACCGCCTGCAGGTTGCGCATGCCCTCGCGCGTGCTGGGGCCGCCGGCGAGCGCCTGGGTGCTGTCGATGGTGTTGACGGCCGAGTCAAGCCCGCGGCCGCGCATCAGATCTAGCAGGCCGGCATAGCCCGCTGCGGGCTGCATGACCATGTTCTTGCCCATGGTGAGGGCGGTGTCGCCCAGGCCGGTCAGCTCTTGGCGAAGCACGCGACCAAAGCGGTCGAAGACGAATTGAGGTTGAGCCATGATGGTCCTATGCAACGGCGCGTTCGGGCGCACAGATCAGAAATTGAGCCACTTGGTGGCACTCGTAGATTTCGTCGTCCAGCACCGCCGCAGCGCAGCCGGTGAGCGCCAGGGCGATGAGCCACTTCATGCGACGCCTTTCAGCTTCTCGTAGCTGCGCAGGCCGGACAGCCCCAGCATGGCCGTGAGCAACTCCCACAGGTTGTTGTCGATACCTGGCAGCGGTGGCAGCGGGTGTCCACTCACGATGCCGCCCCACTCGAGCAGCGGGCGGGCGATGTACTGGCAAGCCAGCGCCATGGCGCACACCCAGCCAATCGCTGGGCGCCAAGACGACGTGAAGGCGCTGGGGCTGGCGGCTTCGGCCTTGTTGATGTCGATCTGGCCTTGAACCAGCGACAAAGCCGCCGCCATCTGGGCGCGCTCTTGCTCTGACTTGTCCGGCCACACCTTGCCCACGACAGTCTCGATGAGCGAGATGCCGGCGGTGATCGGATCTACTGCCATACGCCAGTCTCCATTTGCTTAGACACCCGCTTGGCCCGCTCGGGCGTTTGCGATGCCCACTTGCTTTGCAGCATGGCGACAGCGGCCCCGGCATAGTCACCCTCGCGCACGCGGTTGAGCGTGTCTTTGAACTGCATCAGCCCCACCACGCCGAGCTGAAAGGCCATGTTCACCAGAACCGCCTGGCGCACCTCGTCCAGCGAGTCAAACCAAGGCAGCGACAGCCGCAAGGCTTGCTCGCGGTCGGCGATGTCGTTGAGCAGCATCTGCTCGATTTCTTTCATGCGCAGGCCGGCGCCCACCTTGCGCCCGTCGATGAGCCTGCCCACGCCGATGGTCCACAGGCCAAGGCTGTCTTGATAGGCCACCTGGCGCACGCCTTCGTCGCGCTTGAGCTGGTCGACGATGTTCATACAAACGCCGCCCCGAGCTTGAGGACAGCGAACACGCCGGCTGCCACGAACCACGCCCCGATCCCGCGCTGCACCCACCTGTCGATCTCGGCGCGGTTGTTGTCGATGCGCGCGTCGTGGTGAGCAAGCGTCACCTCAACCTTGCCGATGCGCTCACCTTGGGTGGTTTGGCGCTCCTCAACCAGGATCAGCCGGGTGACGGCGTCGGTCAGCTTGTCGACCTTTGACTCGAGGCGGCGGAAGTCTTCAGAGGCGAGGCCATCGATCATGCGGACACCTGCGAAGCGGCCACGAACAGGTCGTCGACTTCGGTATCGGTCAGGCCCAGCATGGTGGCGAGTGCGGCCAGCGTGGGGCTTGACCTCTCCCAATCTGCGGCGTTTTCCCAGGCTAGGCGGGTGATGTTGTCCTGATCGAGCGTGGCGATGTAGGTCCTGATCGCTGGCAGGTGGCCGGCAGCGGAGAGCGTTGCCAAGGCTTGGAAGCGCGTCACCGACGCAGGGATGGGCGGCGGTGGGGCGACGTAGGGGTCAGGCGTGTTGCCTGCGGCGAGCCATTGCAGGTATTGCTGGTAGTCGGTGTTATCAAGGCTTTGTGGGATAAACGCACCGTCCGACATACGAATTATTTCTGGGTAATTAGTTAGTTTATACATAATCACAACTCCGATGAAAGAGCAAATTGCCCATCAATTGCACTAACCAAACCAGTTGCAAGCGCAATAATTCTTATACTTCCCCCACCTGTGCTCATATTAGTTGCAAATACAGTTGGCCCGGTTACATTCACAGTTGTAAAATTAGACACAACTGCCGTTGGATCACCCCTCATGGCCGTCATTAAACCAACTGGCGCAGCCATTTCACTACCCGCAAATTGATAACCAGCAAATCTTAGGCTTTTGATAATCTGAAAGTACCTCTGACACAACGCCAACTCCATCCCATACGGACGTTGCTCAAATGGCGTGGCTACGGGGCCGACTTCGACCTGCACCTGAGCAATGCTGACGGTTTTGGAGGCTTGACCGATGGAGCCGCTTACCGTGTTAAGCGTTGATCCCGCATCAAGCCAAAATACCAACTGGGTAAAATGTGTGTTTGCGGTTCCAACTGTTTTTCCGTTAATAGACGGAACCGTGAATGTTTTGGTGTATTGCGCCCAAGTTGTTGTAAGTGCTTGCGCTTGGCCTGTTCCGGTAACTGTGGTTGATCCACCATTACCGAAGTTTTGCCGGACTTCTACGCCAATAGATGGCGTACCTGACGCCGCTTTTGCCCAAAACGAAACAGTTACTGTTTGCCCTGCAAGCAAACGAACATCTTCAATTTTCTGAGAAAAATCTGTTGAGTTTGATGCGCCAGCAACTGAAGTGACGGCAATTTGAGTAAAAAATTGCGCGCCGCCAGTGTCAAACAACGTATCACCAGATGCGAATGAACCCTGAGTGGTGGAAAAAGTATTTCCTGCTGTGCCGGTTACCCAACGATCAGCAGGGCCATAAGTTGCTCCAGTAGTAACCGCAGTCGTCCCCCGCTGCGCCACCCGCATATCACCATTGATAATCTTATTCCGCAGCCCCGCCAACTGACCGCCATTGGCAGAGGCCATTTGCAGGCCATTCACCGTGCCGGTCATCGTCCCGCCACTCAACGGCAAATACGGGCTCACCCAGCCGTTGCCGCTGTTGTCGCGCACGCTGGCCAGAAAGGCCGACTGAGCGCGCAAGTAGTCATCAAGTGAGGGAAAGACGTTCTCTGAGCCTGCCGGTGAGTTCGACGCGGGCGTCGTCGACAGGTCTGTGATCAGTGATGGCACAGGCATGGGTGTATCCTTTGAGACGTAAAAAAGCCCGCACGCGGCGGGCTGGGGGATTGGCGATGGACTGGATTGAAAAGATCTTCGACTACATCGACCCCATCAAGGCGGGCGCTGCCGCC